TGCAGGGTAAGCTTGATCAGCGGAGAAGGATCGTTGAATCGCATCTGTTCCAAGGTAAACTATCTTATCGTTGCCCTTGTTTATCACTTCAGGACGCTTGATCTTAAAATTGTGTCCTTCAAAAAGTTCATCGAGTTTCACTTGAATTTCTTCAGCTTGGTGATCAATTTGTTTACTATTGCATTTTGTTCAACATTGTCACTCTTGTGTTTCTTCGCCCATTGTGCTTCATCTTGCAGTAAGTGTAAGGTCATCTTTGCTACTTGGGAAAGTCGATCGCTCCGTCCAGAAAACGGCATCAGGAATTCATCAAAGATCATTCCAACGTTGATGTAGCCTGGAGTGTTGTACTCGTTGCCTTTATCCTTGAGTGCAGCTTGTAGGATTCCAGCCATCTTGTCGCACGCGTCAGCAAAAAGATCGGCAGCAGTATCTGATCCTCCAACAGTGTACGCGGAAAATCCTTCACTCAATAAATCTAATTCTTTTAGGATGCTCATTTTCTTTTCCTTTATAGCAAAAGATCAACGGATTTTACCCCGTTGATCTCGAGTTTGAAACAGGGTCTAACCTTAACCGTTAAACATACCGCCGATAGCAGAACCCGTAACAGCAGAGTTAAGATTCTGACGAGCATGGTCGAAACGAACGGTAAGATCGATAGTAACCTTTTCACCGGTTGCGTAATCCATTTCACCCCAGTTAACTGTCTGGAGAGAGCAACCTTCATAGATCCAGGATTCAGTGACAGCTTCATTACCATCTAGCATCTCAAGCTGCATAGCAAACTTGTAAGAGAATGCAGTTGGAGCTGCGTTAAGCCATGGGCCAGTTGCACCAATTAAGCGCTGTTGAAGCTCAAGCTGTTGTTGAATAGCGTGAGTTGCGCGGTTGGTGATGTCATCTTCGATAGTCAGAGTTGCAGGTTCAAACGTGTGTTTGCCCAGAACGTAGATGCGAGAGTTGTAACGATCAAGTTGAATTTCTTCCCATGAAAGACTAGGACGAGTAGCAGTAATTACTTGAAGTGAAAGATCATTCGGTACGCTTGCGTTAGAAGCGGATACACCGCCTAGACCAGTAAACAGCGCTCTCCAACGGTTTTTAGCCTTTGGTTGAAGAATACCGTTACCAACACCTGCAATTCCGACTTGTGAGAGAGTAGCCATTGTAAAATTTCTCCTATTTGATGCGAGTTTGCATCAGTTTCTTTGGACAATATTATTTATACGGGTTAAACAACTGGAAGTCCTGTGGTTGAATCTATCCAAGGCCCGGTAGGTCCAGTAACTGAGAAACAAAGTGTGCCTGTAACGTGAGCACCAATTGCATCACTCACAAAGATTATTTCGCCTTGTGTAGTATATGCTGGAAGACTACCAACAGTATATAATCCCAAAAAGTTACTTCCATTTGTTCCTTGAGCACCAGTAGGACCTGTTGCTCCATCAGCACCAGTAGGACCAGTTGCTCCTTCTGCACCGGTAGGACCTGTAACGGTTGAATCTGCACCTGTTAAGCCTGTAGGACCCGTAGCACCATCTGGACCTGTAGGACCTGTAACAGTAGAATCTACACCATTTAAACCTGCAGGGCCTACTAGACCTGTAGGACCTGTTGGACCTTCAATTCCAGCAATACCTGTAGGACCCATAGGACCTGCTATTCCAGTAGGGCCAGTTGGTCCACCGGATCCTATAGAATAAGATAAATTATTCCAAGTATTAACACCATCACCGTATTTAATTTTGCCTGTATCTATCTCTAAACCAGGTTCACCTTGAGCTAAAATTGGATTCGTTGATGTCCAATTTGCTGCATTATCGCGTCTTAACTGAATTTTACTTGCCATTTTAACTTCTCCACTTGTGGAATATTCAAGGTTATTTATGATTCATGTGCATAGAACTTCAAGATAGGACGTTAATCAAGCGTCTCCACCGTCAATTACAAAATCGGAACCAAGGTTTCCATCAAATGTTTGATCTGTCAAACCGTGTACTGAGATTGAAGTTCCACCATCAACATATGAAGCTTTTAT